ATGACCAGGTCCTCCCTTTTCATTGCCGTGCTCGCGGCCTTGCTCGTCTGGCTGTTATCCCGCGAGACGGACGCATTGCGCGCCGAGCTGAAGCTCGCGACCGAGAGCGCCGAGCAGGCCATGCGACTGGCCGATCGTCGCCAGGCCGATATCGAGCACCTGAACGCCGCGCTCGGCAGCGAGCGCAGCGTTCAGGAGCGGTTGCGCCGGGAACAGGGCGACCTGCATACCCTGCTGGCCGGCCATCAGCGACAACTCGAAGCGTTGAGGGATGAAAATCGACGACTGCGCGACTGGGCCGCCAAGTTTCTACCTGCCGCCCAGCGGCCGGGCGAGCAGCCGGCCCCCGGCGATGCCGATGCCTATGACGAAGGACTATCCGGCAATTCCGCCAGACCGGCGACTGCCGTCGATTCGGCCGGGCATTAGCTGAGCCGGATCATGTGAAAGGTATCTGGAGGGAGGTACCGGCCATGTCTGGTGTGGTACCTATGGGGGAGAGGGGCGCAAGCTCTGCCGGAAGCGATATGAAACCCGACTCCACAGCAATCGGCCCGGGTTGCGTGAGCAACCCGGGCCGATCGTCGTATTTGGTTGCGGGGGCCCGCTTTGTACGTTATCGATACGCTTCAGATAGCCCCTTGAATGAGACGAAGAGCCCGCGAGTATGCGGGCTTTTTTGTGCGCGCAGATATGTATGCGGGCGACCTGACGGACACCCCTGCCGGCTACTTCCTGAATTTTCAGTTTGGCATCGGAAAAGGGTTAGAAAGGTAAGTATCAGAATGAAAACGCCTGAAAGGCCTGAATGACGTGGCTTGTAGCGATTCTGCAAAAGGTTGGAAACGGGTAAGAAATAGGTTGGACATTACCTTTTAGAAAGGTTAGAAACTCATTTATATGATTCTTTATAAATCAATGGCTTAGAGAAAAATTACCTGTCTTCCAACCATTTCTAACCGTCTGTCGGTAATGGCTGCAGCCTTAGTGCCATGCGGGTTTCAGCCATGCTGAGTGGATTTTCCAACCATCTAACCCGTTTCCGATGCCGTCCTGAAAAATGGCTGTCTGCTGGCTCCTCCCGTTTTCTGCCTTGAGCCTCCAGCCCTTACCCGTGAAGGGATCTGAAGGCTTTCCAGGCCCCTGATAACCCCCGCACAGCGCCCAGCCTGTCTGTCCTGCGCCCTGCTGAAGGCCTGAAGAAAAAGCGACACGTTTAGCCCGCAGGTGTCGTGGGGGGACAACTGCGCGCGCCGGGCCCTGCCCACCCAAGCTAGAGGGATACGCTCTCCAAGTCAGGGGGGTGTAGGCGGTAAGAGGACGGACGTTGTGTACTGATGAGAAAATAAAGAAAAGCCGCCACGAGGGCGGCTTGCATGAGATGAGAGTAAAGCCTTATTTCGTAAGCTTACTTTCTATGGGATTCGCTAACGCCAAGCTTTAGTCGACCATAGAGAATACAGCAAGTTACTGGTAGGCTAGAAGCGATTATTGAGCATCATGCTTGTGTAGGTAAATCTGCTAGTTCCAGCAGGTCCGCCCGATTCTGGTTTGCCAGCCAAATTAGAAAGCCACGATCGACTACATTGAGCTTCAAGTTGGTTTGGTCGTAGTCAAGGACAATTGGTTTGATTTCCTTTTTCACTTGAAGTGATGCGGTCGATTGCAGAGCCTGTGTCAAGTTTCCAATGTTCAAGGCTTGACCCTCTGGGTGGTGTTGGCGGAGAACATCGCGGATATGTCGATAAGTAAGACCAGACTCTAATAACTGGTTGTCAGCACTGAGCACTGGATATAGCAGCCACTTATACATTTGAAGTGCGGTTTCCTGAAAGCCGCCTGCAAATAGCGTAATAAACGAGTTATACCGTCCGGTCTGTTGATTGACGACTTCCCTGATGAGTGTGGGAACATCAATTGTGGAGCCAACATCAACACGTGTGCTCGACTGCGTGAGATTAATACCTTCTCGGGTGCATGCTTGATAGCATGCCTCTTGAACAATATAAACGCTATCGAGAGAGTTGGCGATAACGGTATCCTTGAACGATTGCGCAAAGCAAATGTTGAGCATGGCCTCCCCAGCTGAAATGACCTCATGAAGCTCTTCATGTGTCCAGCGGTCGGCATTGACGCCAATAATTCTTCCGGTGAGGTCACCATTGTAGACAGTTAGACGCCCTTCCTCGAGCCAGACACCAACTATGATAAAGCAAAGTGATGATTGCTCATGAAATGCCTTTAGTGCTACAGAAAAGTCCTTTTGCGTATCAATCGGTAGATAATGGAAATCTTCAAGAACAATAAACTTCTTGAAGCCCTTTAGTGCAGAGATTATGTCGTTAACATCCTCTGGATCAAGCTCTAATGGAGCGCTCGTTACCGATGTAGTATTTGTCTCCTCCTTATCTCCACCTGTCTCAGCCCCGACACCGAAAACAGACGCCTTGAAGGAGGCTACGATTTTATTTCGTCCTGCAGTGGTCCGAGTCGATGACTGGGTAACTTCGTAGCCAGCCCGCTTCAAAATGGCTGAATTAAGTTCAGCAATACCCCATTTGTTAGAGCAATGAACGACAATGTAATCCTCATCTTTGAGGCAGTGTTTTCGCAGCGAGGTTTTCCCCTGCTTGGAACTGCCATAGATAATAACGTGTCTATCGCGAGTCAGATTCGCAACAAAAAATTCGTCCACCTCATTCCGGGTAACGTAGTTCAATGGCAACTCGCGTCCAATACCATAGACGTCCGAAGCGCGATTCACAATTTCTGGCTTCATGTTATCTCCTAGAAACAACTGATTAGCTTGCCGCGAGCGGTAATTATGAGGCTCAAACACAAATAGACACCGGTTGGGGAATCCAATCGACAAATATGGTAGGTAACGTTATGAGGAACAGTACACTCCGCCACTTTTAGGGCTGTGTCCAGGAAGAGAGGAAATGTAAGGTAGTTATGTACTATGACGGCAACTCCATATGCGTACAGCGTTCAATTGGCAACAAGGGTAACCTAGCGCATGGAGGAAAAACAATCTGAGCAGCGACCACAGTCGCGCGCTTAGGATAAGAAAAGAGGAAGTCTGTTCTGGCCGATCTCTGCCTGTTTTGATCGGCCTTGTTTCCTGCATTTGACTATTTGTCAGTACGCGCGTCCTCTTAATACGAAGGAATAAGCTCAAGCCTGAGCGGCTAACTCATAAGGCCTGAACCTGATCACCTCCTCACCAACCCACTCATTCACCGCCAGCATGCGCGCCTGGATCGGCTCCAGCTCGTTGGCCGCGTATACCAGGGCCGCATCCTTCACCGAGCCGAAGCCGCCGGCGTTCTGCGGCACCACGCCCATCAACTGTGGCGGGATGCGCAGCCCGGCCAGCATGTCGTCGCGAGTGATGTTCTTGATGTTGCCGAACTCGTCCTTGGCCGCCACCTCGCTGACCGGGATGACTTGAATTCCGTCTTTCTTGCCGCTCGGTGAGTAGAGGAACAGGTTGCGGAAGTTCCCCGGCCCCTTGGCGCTGCGCAGTGCCTCGCGCAGGGCATTGACGTCCTTCTCGTTCTGCGCCGCGTCGCTCATGTAGAGGATGAACCCGGCATGCGAGCCGTTCAGGTAGTAGCGCCGGCGGAATAGGGTGGCCGACTCGTTGAGCAGCGCCGACTGCAGCGCCGCCAGCCATTCCGGCAGGCCATACACCTCTTGGTTGATATCGGCCTCGCGGATGTGACAGATGGTCCCTGCCTCGAACTCGTGCTCGTCCTGCCAGCCCCTGACCATGAAATAGCGGTCCAGGTCCTGGCCGCGGCGCATGTACTTTGCCAGCGCCGGCTGCAGCGACAGCGTGCCGCCCAGCCGGTTGCGGCGCCGCTCCAGGTAGGCATTGCCGCACCACAACCAGTCCAACGCGAACTGCTCGAACGCCTCCCGGTCCAGCAGCCGGTGGGGGATGAATGTGCGGCTGAGCATGTTGCGCTTGAAAGTCAGCCCGGACTGCAGGTAGACGCTCGCCCGGGTCGAGCGGGCCAGGCCGTCAAGGTTAATCGGCGGCTCGTACCAGCGGCCGTTGAACCAGCACTCCAGGTAGTCGAGGATCTCGCCGCCATCGAGGACCGGCGTCGGATCGCCGAAGGTGAAGGCCTCGACCCCGCCGGCCGGAGCGGCAGGCTTGCTGGGCGCGGGCGCGCGGAAAATCTGAGCCAGGCGGCTAAGTGCGTTCATCTCAACAAATCTCCATGATGCTGGTATTGGCGGCGGTCTGCCCCTCCAGCGGCTCGTTGTGCAGGGCGTGCATGAGGGCCCAGGCCAGGTCGGCGTGGCCGGTTGCGTCGGTGCGGCCGGCGACGTAGGTCATCTGCCGGCCGCTGGCGGTCATGGTCTTGCGGATCGCCATCATTGAACTGGTGAGGTCGGTCCAGCCGGCGTCGTACTCCAGCCGGCCGTTGTGGACCACGTCCCACGCCTTCATCACCAGGCGGGCCTTCACCTCTGGGCTGTACGAGAACGTGGTCAGGTTCGGGAAGAACGACCTCACCAGTTGGGCTACGCCGGTGCCCATGCCGGTGGTGTCGAGGCCGATGTAGGTCACCCAATAGCGCCGGGTCACTTGGCGGATGAACTCGGCCTGCGCGGCGAAATCCATGCCGCGGAACTGGTGCCGCTCGAGCACGCGGAACTTGCCGCCCGGCACCAGTGGCGGGGCGACCACCACCAGGCCGGCGCTGTCGCCTGTCTCGGCCGGGTCGTAACCGACCCACACCTGGCGATCGCCGAACGGGCGGGCGGCGAACGGCTTGAAGTCCTCGGCCCACTCGACCCAGCTGTCGACCTGGCATGGCTGCAGCATCGCCAGCGGGAAGATGCTCGCCCCGTCGTCGACGAACTCGCACATCAGCAGGTTGGCGAACTGCTCGGCGTTGTACTCGAAGCGCAGCTCCTCGAGGTCGAACAGGTCGCAGCCACGCCGCTCGGCGTCGAGGATGGTCACGATCTGCCGCCAGATCTTGTCCTCGCTCAGCCGACCCATGGCCAGGGCGTCGTGGCCGACGTCGAGCGTGAGGTGCTGCGCGGTCGGCTTGCCCTCGTTGAGTCGCTCGCCGGTCCACCAGCGGTAGGCCGGGTGCCCCTTGCTCGATGGCGTCGAGAAGTAGGTCTTGCGCCATTTCTTGTGCAGGGCCATGCCCGAGGCGACCTTGTTCAGCTCGTCGAAGCCGTGAACCCAGAAGAACTCGTCGAAGTAGAAGTTGCCGGAGCGGCCCTGCGCGGTGCGGTAGTTGGTGCCGAGAAAATGCAGCTCGGCGCCGTTCCACAGCACGATGGGGTCGCCGGTCAGTTGCCGGCCGAGCACTTCCTGGATGAAGGCCTGCATGTAGTTCTTGAACTGGTGGGCCTGCGCCTTGCTGGCCGACAGGAAGATCTGGTTGCGGCCGGTCAGCAGTGCATCGATCAGCGCCTCGCGGGCGAAATAGTAGGTCGCGCCGATCTGGCGAGACTTCAGCAGCATGCGCGTGCGCTGGTTGCCGGCCCGATACCAGTCGAGCTGGTACTCGAAACAGCCGTCGATGAACGCATCGCGAAGCTGTTCGATCTCCTCCTCGCCGAACTCGTTGCGCTTCGGTGGCGTCTTCGGCCCCTCGTTGCGCTTGGCGAGTTTCGGATTCAGGTCGGTTTCGGTACCGCCGCCCTGGTAGCGCTGGATGCGCGCCTGCCGCTCGAGCTGGCGGTGCAGCAGGTCGATTTCCTTGAAGTCGCCGCCGGTCTTGTTGTCCTTCAGGATCAACTGCACAAGCCGCGCCTCCAGGGCGCCGCCGATGCGCTCGACGCTGTCCGCGCGGTCCCACTCGTCGCGCGACTTCCAGGTGTGCAGGGTCTTTTCGTTCTCGCCGGTGGCTTCGGCGATCTCGCAGATACGCCAGCCCATCCAGTAAAGGAATTTGGCCTGGCGGCGAGTATCGAGGGGGAGGGGGGCGATGGCTGTCATGCGCCGATGCTGCCCGCGCGCGGGCGCCTGAGCAGTCGGCCGTCCCTGTAGCGCGCCGCGCTACAACCCCGTCTCGTTGCCGCTCCGGCGGGGCCTCCCGACTATGCCCTCACTGCATTGCCGCTACCGGCCCGCACTGAGGACAACCCCGCATGAAGAAATTTCGCTCCAAGTGGTTCCGCGTCGCCGTCGAGGGCGCGACCACCGACGGCCGCAACATCGAACGCGCCTGGATCGAGGACATGGCCGCCACTTACGACCGCGCCAAATACGGCGCGCGGATCTGGATGGAGCACTACCGCAGCGCCCTGCCGGACAGCCCGTTCCGCGCCTACGGCGATGTCCTGGCGGTCAAGGCCGAAGAGGTCGAGATCGACGGCGAGAAGCGCCTGGCCCTGTTCGCGCAGATCGAGCCGACCGACGACCTGGTCAACCTGGTCAACAAGCTGAAACAGAAGATTTTCACCAGCATCGAGGTCCTGGAGAAGTTCGCGGGCACCGGCAAGGCCTACCTGATGGGCCTGGCCGTCACCGACTCCCCGGCCAGCATCGGCACCGAGATGCTCGCCTTCGCGCAGCAGCATCCGGACGCCAACCCGCTCAAGGGCCGCAAGCAGAACGCCGACTCCCTGTTCAGCGTGGCCACCGAGACGCTGCTGGAGTTCGAGGAGATTGAGGACAAGCCCAGCGTCGGCGCCGCCTTGTTCGGCCGCGTGCAGGAACTGCTCAAGGGCAAGCAGGTGCGGGACGACGGCGAATTCGCCCAGATCGGCAAGGCCGTCGAGGCCCTCGCCGAGCACTTCAAAGAACAGGCCGAAATTTTCGCCGACGAGCAGCGGAACACCGCCGAGCTGACCACCACGGTGCAGCAGCTCTCCGCAGACCTGGCCGCCCTCAAGACAACGCTCGGCACCACCCAGGACCACCGCCAGCAGCAACGCCCGACCGCCAGCGGCGGCAACGGCCGCATCACCACCGACTGCTGATCCCCGTTTTCACCGGAGTACCCCATGCGCAACGAAACCCGCGAACTGTTCGACGCCTACCTGGGCCAGATTGCCCAGCTCAACGGCGTGGCGGACGTCAGCCGCAAATTCACCGCCACCCCGACGGTCGCCCAGCGGCTGGAAACCCGTATCCAGGAATCCAGCGAATTCCTGGGGCGGATCAACATGATCGGCGTGGCCGAGCAGAGCGGCGAGAAAATCGGCCTCGGCGTGTCCGGCCCGGTGGCCAGCACCACCAACACCGCCACCACCGACCGCGCTACCACGGACCTGTCCACGCTCGACGACCGCGGTTACACCTGCAGCCAGACCAACTTCGACACCCACCTGACCTACGCCCGGCTGGATGCTTGGGCCAAGTTCCCGGATTTCCAGGCGCGCGTGCGCGACGCCATCGTCAAGCGCCAGGCCCTGGACCGGATCATGATCGGTTGGAACGGCATTTCCCGCGCCGCCACCTCCAACCCGGCCACCAACCAACTGCGCCAGGACGTCAACATCGGTTGGCTGCAGAAGATGCGCACCGAGAACGCCGCCCGTGTGCTCGCCGAAGTGGTTGCGGACAGCGACGAGATCACCATCGGCGCGACCGGCGACTACAAGAACATCGACGCCCTGGTGTTCGACCTGGTCGCCGACATGCTCGAGCCCTGGTACCAGGAAGACACCGACCTGGTGGTCATCTGCGGCCGCCAACTGCTGGCGGACAAGTATTTCCCGATCATCAACCAGAACCACGCGCCGACCGAGCAACTGGCCGCCGACGTGGTCACCAGCCAGAAGCGCATCGGCAACCTGCCGGCCGTGCGTGTGCCCTATTTCCCGCCCAAGGCCCTGCTGGTCACCCGCCTGGACAACCTGTCCATCTACTGGCAGGAGGGCACCCGGCGCCGCCAGGTCGTCGACAACGCCAAGCGGGACCGCATCGAAAACTACGAATCGGTCAACGATGCCTATGTCATCGAAGACCTTGGCGGCGCGGCCCTGGCCGAAAACATCGTGCTCGTCTGAGGTGAACCATGACCAGCCCGTGCCGCCGTCATTTCCAGAAGGTCCGCGCCGCCCAGGCGGCCGCGACCACCGAACCCGCCCAATCCATGGCCGGCGCGACCGCCTACGAGTTGCAACTGCTGCAGCTCACCACGGACCGCGCCCGGCTCAAACAGATCCAGTCCGAACAGGGCAAGGCGGAGCTGAAGCGCGAACTGCTGCCGGCGTACCAGCCCTACGTCGAGGGCGTGCTGTCGGCCGGGCAGGGCGCCCAAGACGAAGTGCTGACAACCGTCATGGTCTGGCGCATGGATGCCGGCGACTACACCGGCGCCCTTGACATCGCCGACTACGTGCTCCGCCACGGGCTGGTCATGCCCGACCGTTTCGCCCGCACCACCGGCTGCCTGGTCGCCGAGGAGATCGCCAATGCGGCGCTCAAGGCGCAGAAGGCCGGCGGCGCCTTCGACCTGGCAGTGCTCGAGCGTACTCAAACACTCACCCAAGAGCAGGACATGCCCGACGAGGCCCGCGCCAAGCTGCTGCTTGCCACCGCCCGCGCCACCCTCGAAGGCGAAGCGCCGGGGCAGCCGCGCCTGCAGATCGGCATCGACCTCCTCAAGCGCGCCATCGACCTGCACGGCAGTTGCGGCGGCAAGAAAGACCTGGAGCGCGCCGAGCGGCTCCTCAAGAACATCGCGGCCCCGGCCGCGGACTGAGCGTCCCCACGCGAACCCGGCGGCGGGGGACCGATCCAGGCAGCACGCTGCCCCGGTGACGTCCCCCCCACCGCCGACCCGGGAGAACCCCCATGAGCGGATTCATCGCCAACGGCGGCACCGTCGAGCCATTCGTCCTGGACAATGACGGCTGGTTTCCGGACATCGACGCCGAACACCTGCGCGCTGCGGTCCGCATGGACGGCAGCATCACCAACGCCCGCCTGGAAGTAGCCGCGGTCGCCGCCATGCTCAGCGTCAACCGCGAACTGGCCGCCTACAAGGCCGCCGAACTGGCCAACGGTTACGCGGCCCTGGCCGACGTGCCGGCCGTGGCCATCGACGGCGAGAGCGAGCGCGTCCACCTCTACCGCCGCGCCGTCTACTGCAGCGCCGGCGCCGAGCTGGCCGAGCGCTATCGCAGCTACGACGCCACCGCCGCCGGCAACCAGCGCGCCGACGACCTCACCCCCAGCATCGACGAGTTCCGCCGCGACGCCCGCTGGGCGATCCGCGACCTGCTCGGCGTCACCCACACCACCGTGGAGCTGATCTGATGGCCACCGTCATCGCCCACCAGGGCGACACCCTCGACGCCCTTTGCTGGCGGCATTACGGCCGCACCGCCAGCGTCGTCGAGGCCGTGCTCGAAGCCAACCCCGGCCTGGCCGACCTCGGCCCGATCCTGCCCCACGGCCAGCGCGTGACCCTGCCCGAACAGGCCCCGCAGCCGCAGCGGCAGGGCCTCGTCAACCTCTGGGACTGACCCCCATGAACAGGATGAAACACATGCCCGACAAACCGGAAACCTGGGCCTGGCTCGCCGCCTGGGTGCAAAGCAACTGGCCGGGGATCTACGCGGGCGTGCTCGCCTTCGTCATCGCCGTCTTCCGCATCGCCTACACCGGAGGACGCCTGCGGCAGCTCGTGCTGGAGGCCCCTCTGTGCGGCTTCATCGGCCTGGGCGTCAGCTACAGCACCGAGCTGCTCGGCGTCTCGCCCAGCGCCGGCGCCTTCTTCGGCTCGATGGTCGGCCTGATCGGCGTCGAAACCGTCCGGGCCACCGCCCGCCGGCTGCTGGAAAAGAAGGTGGAACAGGCATGACGACGCTCCGCCTCGACGACCGCAACCTGGCGGTCCTGACCCTGCAGAAACAGCTCAACGCCCTGGGCGCCGGCCTCTACCCCGACGGCCACTATGGCGAGCAGACCGAACAGGCCGTGCGCGACTACCAGCGCCGCACCGGCCTGGTCGTCGACGGCATCGCCGGCCCGAAGACGATGGCCGCCCTGGCCGGGCAGGACATCGGCCACCTGCTCAAGCAACGCGATCTCGAACGGGCCGCCGAACGCCTCGGCGTGCCGCTGGCCAGCGTCCTGGCCATCAATCTGGTGGAGAGCAAGGGCAACGGTTTCCTGGACAACGGGCGCCCGGAGATCCTGTTCGAGCGCCACGTCATGCGCGAACGGCTGCTCGAGCACGGCTACATCCTGCCCAGTCTCGGCACCCCCGAGGCCACCGCCGCCGCCCTGGCCGAGCGCTACCCCGGCATCGTCAACGCCACGCCTGGCGGCTATGCCGGCGGCGCCGCCGAACATCAGCGCCTGGCCCAGGCCCGCCAGATCCACGACAGCGCCGGGCTGGAGTCGGCGAGCTGGGGACTGTTCCAGATCATGGGCTACCACTGGCAGCGCATCGGCTACGCCAGCGTCCAGGAATTCGCCCACTGCATGGCAGAGAACGAGGCGCAACAGTTGGGGGCATTCGTCCGCTTCATCGAAGCCGACCAGGCCCTGCACAAGGCTCTCAAGGCCCGGAAGTGGGCCGAGTTCGCCCGGCGCTACAACGGCGCGGCCTACGCTCGCAACCTCTACGACGTGAAGCTCACCCGTGCCTACGAGCAGTTCGCCTGGCTGCAGGAGGCCGCATGATCGCCCGTCTCCTGCAATGGGCTGGCCCGGTCTGCCTCCTCGCCGCCAGCCTCATCGTCTTCAGCGTCAGCCTGCAACGTGACCGCGCCGAGGCCACCGCCCAGCAGGCCATCGAACAGCGCGACCAGATCATCCGCCACGCAAACAGCTTGGCCGACGAGTTGGCAAAGGAGCGCACCGCCCAGGCCAAGCTGCGCACCACCCAGAACGCCCTGCGCAACGAACTGGCCCGCCGCCGCACCCAGATCGAGGAACTCAAGCATGAAAACCAGGAACTGCGCGAGTGGGCTGCTCAGCCTCTGCCTGCTGCTGCTCGCCGGCTGCGCGAGCGACCGGCCCTCACCGGCGCCGACGCTTACCGTGACTGGCTGTCCGGCCGTGGTGCCGTGCCGCCTGCCGGCGACGGCGCCGAGCGATAACGGCGACCTGCTCGACGACACCGAACGCCTCGAAGCCGCCTGGGCAGAATGCGCCGCCCAGGTCGACATGCTCTACCGCCACCAACAGACCACCCCATGAGATCCGCCATGGACCAGATCGCCGAAAACATCGACCGCCTCGAGGACCTGATCGCCGCGCTGCACACCCCGATGCCGCATCGCCTGCACATCCGCTGCCTGTGCGAGGCCTTGCCCGAAGTGGTCGCCGGCCTGCGCGCCGGCTACCTGGCCGCCGGCGGCGACAACCACTGGCATCAGGAGTCCCTATGAACAAACCCGAATCCCTGCGCGCCCACCTGCTGGCCGCCGTGCCCGAGCTGCGCCACGACCCCGACCGCCTGCTGATCGTCATCGACAAGGGCCGCATCCGCAGCACCGCCGCGCCGGGCCTGAGCTTCGAGTACAGCTACACCCTCAACCTGCTGCTCACAGACTTCGCGGGCCACCCGGACGCCATCGCCATCCCGCTGCTGGCCTGGCTGCAGGTCAACCAGTCGGAGCTGCTGGTCAACCTGGAGAAGGGCAAGGAAGCCATCCAGTTCGAGGCCGAGGTCCTGGCCAACGACAAGGTGGACCTGTCGATCACCCTGCCGCTCACCGAGCGGGTCATCGTGAAGCGGCAGCCCGACGGCACCCTGCAGGTCACCCACGCCGCTGAGCCGCAGTACACCGAGCAGTTGGAAAGCACCCACCTGCAGGTCTACGCCGACGGCGAGCTGATCGCCGAGTGGGACACCCCGGAGCCGACCGGCGTCGCCCTGGCCACCCCGCACCCGGGGCCGACCCGCTATGCCTGACGACCTGCGTGCCCTCGAAGACTGGGCCGGCGCCCTGCTGGCCCGGCTCGACGCCGGCGAGCGCCGCAAACTCACCCGGGCCATTGCCCGCGACCTGCGCCGCAATCAGCAGCAGCGCATCGCCGCGCAACGCGACCCGGACGGCACGCCCTATGCGCCGCGCAAGCCGCGCAAGGACCTGCGCGGTCAGGTCGGCCGCGTGCGCCGGCGGATGTTCGCCAAGCTCCGTCAGGCCAAGCACCTCAAGCTGCAGAGCACGGCGGACAGCATCGCCATCGGCTTCGTCGGCCGCGTCGCGCGCCTGGCCCGCGTCCACCAGTACGGCCTGCGCGATCGCGTCGAGCGCGGCGGCCCCGAGGTCCAGTACGACCCGCGGCAACTGCTCGGCCTGACCGACGCCGACCTGGAGCTGATCCGCGACCGCCTCCTCGAGCACCTGGCCGGCTGACCGCACCCTGTAGCGTGCCACGCTACAACCCCCGCCACGCGACAGCCGCGCCCACGCGCGGCCAGCATGGCGGCCATGAATACCGCCGACCTGACCCGCCGCCTCGAAAACTTGATCCGCCTCGGCACCGTCGCCGAGGTTGATCCGGACGTCGCTCGCTGCCGTGTGCAAACCGGTGGGCTGCTCACTGGCTGGCTGCCCTGGCTCGCCGAGCGTGCCGGCTTCGACCGTACCTGGAACCCGCCCAGCACCGGCGAGCAATGCCTGCTGCTGTCGCCCTCCGGCGACCCGGCCACCGGCATCGTGCTGCTCGGCCTGTACTCGACCGCCAGCCCCGCGCCCGACGACAGCCTGACCCGCCACCGCCGCACCTACCGCGACGGCGCGGTGATCGAGTACGACACCGAGAGCCACACCCTGCGCGCCACGCTGCCGGACGGTGGTCAGGCCGACATCGTCGCCCCGGGCGGCGTGACCATCCTCGGCAACGTGACCATCACCGGCCTGGTCACCGTGACCGAGGACGTGATCGCCGCCGGCATCAGCCTGGTCCAGCACGTCCACGGCGGCGTCATGCCGGGCGGCGCCACCACGGGAGGTCCGCAATGAGCGGCATGTCCCGCACCACCGGCCAGACCATCGGTGACCTCGAGCACCTGCGTCAGTCCATCGCCGACATCCTCGGCACGCCGATCGGCTCGCGCGTCATGCGTCGCGACTACGGCAGCCTGCTCCCCGAACTGATTGACCAGCCGCTCAACGGCGCGACCGTGACGCGCTTGTACGCCGCCATCGCCACGGCGCTGATCCGCTGGGAGCCACGCCTGCGCCTGACCCGCGTCCAGCTCAGCCCCGGCAGCACATCCGGCAGCGCGGCGATCGACCTCACCGGCACTCACGTCGACGACAACGCGCCGCTCAGCCTGCGTGTGCCGCTTTCCATGGGAGCCAGCGCATGAGCAACTTCGTCGCCATCGACTTGTCGCAGATCCCCGCGCCAGAGGTCGTCGAAACCCTCGACTTCGAGGCCATCCTCGCAGACCGCAAGGCCCGCTTGGTCAGCTATTACCCGGCCGGCGAGCAGGCCGCCGTCGCCGCCGAGCTGGAGCTGGAGTCCGACCCGCGCACCAAGATGCTGCAGGAGAGCGCCTACCGGGAAATCCTCCTGCGCGCCCGCATCAACGACGCGGCCCAGGCCGTCATGCTGGCCTACGCCACCGGCACCGACCTGGACCAGCTCGGCGCCTTGTTCGGCGTGCAGCGCCTGACTGTCACCGAGGCAGACCCTGACGCCGTGCCGCCGGTTGCCGCCGTCTACGAGGGCGACAGCGAGTTCCGCTACCGCATCCAGTTGTCGCTCGAAGGGCTGAGCGTGGCCGGGCCCGAGGGGGCCTACATCTTCCACGCCCTGAGTGCCAGCGGCCAGGTGCTCGACGCATCGGTGACCAGCCCGACGCCTGGCGTGGTGGTGGTTACCGTGCTGTCCCGCGAGGGCGACGGTACCGCCAGCAACGAACTGCTCGCCACCGTCGGGAGTGCGCTCACCGACGAGAACGTACGCCCGCTCACCGACTTCGTCGAAGTGCAGGACGCCATCATCGTTTCGTACCAGATCGAGGCGACGCTGTACTTCCTCTCCGGCCCGGACCGCACCGTGGTCATGGCCGCGGCCCAGGCGGCCATCGAGGCCTACACCGAGGGCCAGCACCGCCTCGGCCTCGACGTGACTCTGTCCGGCATCTATGCCGCCCTGCACCAGCCCGGCGTGCAGCGCGTCGACCTGGCCAGCCCGGTCGCCAACCTGGTGGTCGACCGGCAGAGCGCCTCCTACTGTACGGCCATCACCCTGACCGATGGAGGCCTGGATGAGTAACGTCCCCAGCCTGCTGCCGCCCAACGCCACGGCCCTGGAGCGTGGCCTCGTGCAGGCCTCGGCGCCGCTGGGCGAACTCCCGGTGCCGCTGCGCGAGTTGTGGAACCCGGACACCTGCCCCGAGCACCTGCTGCCCTGGCTGGCCTGGTCGCTGTCGGTCGACGAATGGGACGGCGCCTGGACGGTTGCAGCTCAGCGGCGCGTGATCGCCGCCAGCGTCGAAATTCATCGCAGGAAGGGGAGCGCTGCAGCGGTGCTCCAGGCACTCGGAGCCCTGGGACATCAGGGCCGTCTCGTCGAGTGGTGGCAGGAGACTCCGCCCGCCGCACCGCACACGTTCCGCGCAGAGGTCGAGATCGACGAGCGGGGCATCGACGAGGACCTCGCGCGCTCGATCGAGCGACAGGTCGCGATGACCAAACCGGTTCGCAGCCATTTCATCCTGCGCCTGATCGCCATCGGCCGGGCGGAGGTGCATGTGGCCTGCGCGGCCATCCATGGCGAGCGGACCACCGTCGTCCCGCCCATCGTCTCCGAGCTGCAGGCTGGCAGCCCGCAGTACCAGGCGGCCAGCCTGGTCACAGGCGAGTCGACCACCATCATGCCCCCCCTCGCCGCCGGGCTGCAGGCCAGTGTGCAGCAGTACCACGGGGCCGGGATGGTCGCCGGCGAGCTGACCACGGTTTACCCACCCCTCGCCACCGGGTTGCCGGTGGGTGGCCAGCAGTACCGCGCCGCCGGCATGGCCACCGGCGAAACCACCATCGTCCACCCCCATGGAGCCGCACTATGAGCGACCCGCAGGACTACTACGTTCTCGTTACCCAGACCGGCCTGGCCCTGGAGGGTGCCAGCCATGGCAACCAACAGCCGCTACGACTGGCCGAAATGGCCGTCGGCGACGGCCTGGATGCCGCCGCTATCGCGGATGGCGCCCTCTATTACGCCGAATACGATCCCGATGGCAGTGAAACCGCCCTGCGCCATGAGCGCTGGCGGGGGCCGCTGACCAAGATCGAGCAACACCCCACAAACCCGAGCTGGTGGATCGCCGAGGTGGCCATCCCCGACGAGGTCGGCGGCTGGTACGTCTCCGAGGCCGCGCTGTATACCGAGGATGGCGAGCTGTACGCCATCGCCAAATATCCGCCCTCGCTCAAACCGTTATGGACCAGCGGCGCCGGCCGGCAGATCTATGTGCGCCTGATTTTCCAGGTCACCCAGGTGGCCGAGGTCACGGTCGTCGTCGATCCGGCCGTCGTCTATGTCTCCCGCGGCTATGTCGACGATGCGCTGGCCGCGCTCGAACTGCGCACGCTGACAGCGCCGGCGACCGGCCAGCCCGGCCAGGTGCCCGTGCGCGCCGCCGAGCCCGGCTCGGGCAACCCCATCGCCTGGGTCGCGCCGGGCGCGATTGCGGGGGCGGCGCTGCGCAAAGACGCGGGATTCACTGCTGCGGTCGGTGCCCGCTATTACCTGGCGGACTCGATCGTCGTGACCCTACCGCAAGGTTCCGGGCTGCAGGCGGGGGACTCCATCGCTTTCGTCAAATCCATCGGCGCCGCGCCCCTGATTCAGGCACAGGTCGGCGACAACATTCGGCACGGCGAGCAGATCGACAGCGCCGTCACGTTCGACATCCAGTCCGAGATCATTTTCGTCTGGTCCGGCACTACCTGGGAGGTTTAGATGCCAATTTCACTGCTCACACAGTCCGGTCAGGAGTCGGGCTGGGTCCTGGGGGAAACCCGCAGAATTGCGGCCGCCGCCGATCTGATCGATGTGGGGGAGTCGGGAAAGGCGGTCAAGCGCGATGTCGCGCGCGCCATCCTGGCCAGCGAGTACCCCGATTTCTACAACCTGGCCGTCGATACCACCACAACCAAATTTTTCGCGACGCGCACGGCAACGGGCCTGACCGGCGTGAACGGCATCAACACCAGTGGCGCGGGAGTGTGGATCGCGACCGGGCCGGCCGGCGGTATCTCGCGGAGTACCAACGGCGGCGTGACCTGGACGGCGGTGACCAGTGGTGTCACGGCCACCCTCGGCCAGCCCAGCTACGGCGGCGGGAAATGGGTCATCCCCTACGCCACCAACAAGGTGCTGATCTCGGCCGACGATGGCGCGAGCTGGACGGATACGACCGTACAGGGGTCGTTCAGTTTCAGCGCTACCGGTAAAACGGCATACCTGAACGGCGCGTTCGTCTATAGCGACCTGAGCACGAAACTGTATCGGTCGACGGACGGGGTGAACTGGAGCGATGTGGGCGATACCGCCCGAGGGGGCGGGACATATATCAGATCGCTCGCGGTCGGCCAGGGGCTGCACGTCATCCTGGTCGACGGCAATCTGCCCCGCTACAGCAGCGACGGCGGGGTGAGCTGGAGCAGCGGCGCCAGTCGCGGCATCACGGACCCCGGCGGAGGGCTGTACTGGACCGGCCAATACTGGGTTTCCGGCGGATCATTAGTCGCCGCGGGGCCCATTACTGAGCCGGCCCCGTCCGCCGCTGGCTATGCATTTTCGCTTTCCGAGGCGCTGACCGGCCCGGTGCAGCGGCTCCATGTGTCGTTCACCGCAACGGGTCAGTCGGGGGCTAACTGGACCGAGAGCTATCACGCCGAGGTCATCTGTGCGGATGGCGCCGCCGGGGCGGTGCTCAAGTACGGCGGCTATGGCACTGGTACACGCTACCTGAGCAACGCCGATCTGCTCAAGCTGCTGAGCGGCCAGTCTCCAACGCGGGTGGCCGTATCGGGCGGTCCATCCTCGGTTTCCACATACGGCGTGACCGAAGAGGGCTCGCTGTATGCCCTCCTGTCGTCATCCAACCAGTTAGGACTGAGAACGCCGGGCTCGGTCGTGGAGATGACCTTGGATGCGTATGCCTATACAGCCAACCAGGTGACGAATGCCAACTGGTACACGCGAATCAAATAGATGGGGGAACCATGATGCTCGCATATCCGATCAAGCCCGATTTGACGCCTGGAGATCCTGTCGAACTGATCGATGGCGCGCCCGTATCGGCTACTGAGATGACGCTTTCCGTGCCGCCGGCAGTGCCGGAGGGGGTTGGCGTCTATTACGACCGCGCGACGAGACAATGGATCGTCTCGGCCGAACCGCTGGTCGAGGAGCCGGCGGATTACGGAACCATCGTCACCGTCCTGGCCTTCCGTCAGCGCTTCAGCCTGGCCGAGCGGCAGGCCATCGAGATGGGGGCGCTCGACGATCCAGCCGGTACGGTCGAGGAGCGCGCCCGGGCTGCCGCGCTGCGTGTCCACCAGGCAGACCTCGCCGCGGCGGCCTTCGTCGATCTGGGGGCAGTCGAAACCCGAGCCGGCGTGCAGCAGATGGAGGCGTTTGGCCTGCTTGCCGCGGGGCGTGCCGCCGAGATCCTGGACACACCCGTGCAAACGCATGAGCTGCCGTAGATGGCCAGCAAACTCGACCTTTATCGCCCCGACCACGGCCGCCGGCCGTATTGGCTCGGCCTGCTGATCGCGCTCGACCAGTTCGTCAACGCGGCGCTGGGCGGCTACGTCGACGAGACGCTGAGCAGCCGGGCGCATCGCGAGGGCTGGGTCCTGGCCGAGCGCCTGATCGACCGCCTGTTCTGGTGGGACCGTCAGGGCGAGATCCACCATTGCGAGCTGGCGTTCTATGGCGAGCTGGCCCGCGAGCATTTCCCGCCGGCGGTAGAGCCCGAGCCACTACCGGTCCGCCTCCTGTAGCGCGCCACGCTACAAGTCCCGCCGCTACCCGATCCGCATCACCCACGCCACCCTGCGCAGGACCACCCGCCTGCGCAGGAGCCCCCCATGCCCGGTGACTACCACCACGGGATACGAACCGTCGAACTCACCGACGGCACGCGCCCGATCCGTACCGTTTCCACTGCCGTCATCGGCATCGTCTGCACCGGCAGCGATGCCGATGCCGCGGCATTTCCGCTCGACACCCCGGTGCTGCTGACCGACGTCCAGACTGCCATCGGCAAGGCCGGCGACCTGGGCACCCTGGCCCCGAGCCTGGACGCCATCGCCGATCAGACCAACGCCGTCACCGTGGTGGTGCGCGTGGCCGACGGCGAGGGCGCAGACGCTGCCGCCCAGGCGGCCGACCAGGTCAGCAAGATCGTTGGCACCACCACGGCCCAAGGCCAGATGACCGGCCTCAAGGCCTTGCTGGCCAGCCAGGCCCGGCTCGGCGTCAAACCGCGCCTCCTCGGCGTGCCGGGCCTCGACAGCCTGCCGGTGGCCACCGAGCTGGCCAGCATCGCCCAGAAGCTGCGCGCCATGTCCTATGTCTCGGCCTGGGACTGCGCCACCAAGGAGGAGGCGGTAGCCTACCGCGACGGCCTCGGCGCCCGCGAAACCATGCTCATCTGGCCCGACTTTCTGGCCTGGGACACCGTCACCAGCAGCACCCTGGCGGCCCCGGCCGTCGCCCGTGCGCTCGGCTTGCGCGCCAAGATCGACAACGAGGTGGGCTGGCACAAGACCCTCTCCAACGTCCCGGTCAACGGCGTGACCGGCATCAGCGCGGACGTGTTCTGGGACCTGCAGGACCCGGCCACCGACGCCGGGTACCTGAACGAAAACGAGGTCACTACGCTCATCAGGCGCGACGGCTTCCGCTTTTGGGGCTCGCGCACCTGCAGCGCCGACCCGCTGTTCGCCTTCGAGAGCGCCGTCCGCACCGCCCAGGTACTGGCCGACACCATCGCCGAGGGGCTCTTCTGGGCATCCGACAAGCCCCTGCACCCGAGCCTGGTGCGCGACATCCTGGAAACCATCAACGCCAAATTCCGCGAGCTGACACGCCTCGGTTATCTCATCGGTGCCGAGGCTTGGTACGACCCGGCCCTCAACGACCAGACCACTCTGAAGGCCGGCAAGTTGTACATCGACTACGACTACACCCCGGTCCCGCCGCTGGAAGACCTGACGCTCCAGCAGCGCATCACCGATCGCTATTTCGCGGACTTCGCCAGCCGCATCACCGCCTGATAGGAGAGCGCCATGGCACTGCCCCGGAAACTGAAAAACCTGAATCTGTTCAACGACGGCAACAGCTACCTCGGCGTCGCGCGCACCATCACTTTGCCGCCCCTGGCCCGCAAGATGGAAAGTTACAGGGGCGGCGGCATGAACGGCCCGGTCAAGGTCGACCAGGGCATGAGCGACGATGGTATCCAGCTCGAATGGACGCTGGGCGGCCTCGACCTGGTCGTGCTGCGCCAGTTCGGCGCCACCACCGCGGATGCGGTGCTGCTGCGCTTCGCTGGCTCCTACCAGCGCGACGATACCGCCGAGATCAGCGCCGTCGAGGTCGTCGTCCGTGGCCGCCATGAGGAGATCAACCTGGGCGACGCCGAGCCCGGCGAAGACACCGAGGTCAGCATCGTCACGACCTGCAGCTACTACAAACTGATCGTCGACGGAAACACGGAAATCGAGATCGACCTGCTCAACATGATCGAGATCGTCAATGGCGTCGACATGCTCGCCGCCCAGCGCGCCGCCATCGGTATGTAACGCATGCCCGGCCACCATCCGCCGGCGCGCTCGCCGGCACCACTCAGGAGCACTGTCATGACCAGCACCACCAAGACCATCACCCTCGACACCCCCATCCAGCGCGGCGAGCAGATCATCACCAGCGTCGAGCTGCGCAAGCCCGACGCCGGCAGCCTGCGCGGCGTCAGCCTCACCGATGTGCTGCGGATGGACGTCAATGCCCTGATCACCGTGCTGCCGCGTATCAGCACGCCGGCGCTCACCCAGCCGGAACTGATGCGCCTGGACCCGGCGGACCTAGTCCAGTTGGGCAGCGAGGTCGCCGCTTTTTTGCTGCCGAAGTCCGCGCAGGTGGATGTCTCCCCCGGCATGTAGAGGACGCCATGGCGGACATCGCGGTGGTTTTCCACTGGGCGCCGGCGGACCTGGACCCGCTGAGCCTCACCGAACTGATGGAGTGGCGCGAACGCGCCCGCCAGCGTAGCGAGACAGGGCAGAAACATGGCGCGTGATCTGAGTTTGCAAGTCCGCCTGAGCGCGATAGACCGGATCACCGCGCCGTTGCGCCGCATCGTCCAGGGTAGCGGCGCCCTGGCCCAGGCGATGAAGGCCAGCCAGGACCAGCTCAAGGCCTTGAATCAGCAGCAGCGCGACTTGAGCGGCTATCGCCAGACGAATGTCGAGATCGCCCGGCAGACCAAGGCTATCCAGGCACTGCAGGCCAGGACCCGCGAGCACACCCAACTGCTGGAAAAGCAGCGGGCCGTGCATGTCAACCTCAAGGGCAACCTGAAGGCGGCCCAGACGCAGTACAACAAGCTGGCCAAGGCACTGATCGAGGGCAAGGGCGAGACGGCCAGCTTCCACTTCGAGCTGGAGAAGGCCCAGATCAAGCTGCAATCCGCCCAGCAGGCCTTCAACCGCTCGTCCAGCACGATCAAGACCTACAAGGACCGTATTCGCCAGGCTGACAGTCAGCTTGCCCAACTCGGCAGCCAGCAGCAGAACAGCCAGGAACGTCTGGCCGGCTACAAGCGGCGGCTCGACGAGGCCGGCATCGGGACGGAGCGCCTGGGCAGTCGGGCCCGGCAACTGCGCGGCGAACAGGAACGCCTCAACGCCGTGCTCGAGGCGCAGAAAGCCCGGCTCGCTGCCGTCACCGCGCAGCAGGAGCGGCTGACCAAGGCACAGAAGAGCTACGAACGCGCCCAGGCCGTGGCCGGCAAGATCGCCATCGGCGGGGCTGCCAGCTTGGCGAACGGCTACGCGCTGTCCCGCCCGCTGTCTGCCGTGATGGACGCCTACGCGCCAGCCGAGGACGCCGCAGCCCAGTTGCGCGCTTCGATGATGGGTGCCGATGGCAGCGTCTCGGCGGACTTCGAAAAGATCAGCGCCTTGGCCACCCGCTTGGGCGACCGCCTGCCCGGGACCACCGCGCAGTTCCAGGAAATGATGACCATGTTGCGCCGGCAGGGCATCAGCGCACAGTCGATCCTCGGCGGTACCGGCGAGGCGGCGGCCTACCTGGCGGTCCAGCTCAAGATGGGCAGCAGCGAGGCGGCCGAGTTCGCGGCCAAGATGCAGGACTCCACGCGCACGACTGAGGCTGACATGATGGGGCTGATGGACACGATCCAGCGCACCTTCTATCTCGGCGTCGATCCGACCAACATGCTCCAAGGGTTCGCCTCGATCTCGCCAGCGCTGTCGATGATCCGCAAAAGTGGGCTGGAGGCAGCCAACACCCTGGCCCCGCTACTGGTCATGATGGATCAGGCCGGTATGTCCGGAGAGTCGGCCGGCAACGCCCTGCGCAACGTGTTCCAGTCTGGATTCAAGACTGACAAGGTTGCCAAGGCCAACAAGATGCTGAAGAAGCTCGGCATCAGCCTCGACTTCACGGACGGAAAAGGCGAGTTCGGCGGACTGGAGAAGCTGTTCGCCCAGTTGCAGAAGCTCCAGAAGCTGACCACGGAAAAGCGCACCGCCGTCATCAGCGAGATATTCGGCGACGACTCGCAGAACCTGCAGGTGCTCAATACCTTGATTGACAAGGGCCTGGATGGCTACCGCGAAGTCGAGGCCAAGATGAAGGCCCAGGCCGACCTGCGCAAGCGCGTCGACGACCAGCTCAAGACCCTGACCAATGTCATCGACGCAGCCCAAGGCAGTTGGACCAACGCCATGGCTGAGTTCGGCGCAGCCGTGGCTCCGGAACTGAAGGGCTTGATCCAGTGGCTCGGCAACGTCGCCAGTGGCATTGGCGCCTGGGCGCGGGAAAATCCGCAACTGGCCGGGACGCTGGTCAAGGTGACAGCAGGCATCGGGGCTCTGGCGGCGGCTGGTGGTGCGCTGGCCATCGGCATGGCCGGGTTGATCGGGCCGTTCGCCATGGCCAAGCTCGGCCTCAGCGTCTTCGGCATCCAGGCCGGTAGCGCCATGGCGAGCACGGGGCTGTTGGGCAAGGCCCTGGGAGGACTTTCGACCAGCCTGTCGGGGCTGGGCGCGGCCTGGCAAGCCGCCTCGCTCGGGACCGTCCTCACCGCGCTACCGGGACGCCTCAAGGCCGCCGCCAGCGCGGCCAAGGCCTGGGTGGCCAGCGCCGGTAGCGCCCTGGTCGGCAGTTTCCGGGCGGCCGGCAGCTCCGCCCTGGCATTCGCCACCGCGCCCTTGCGGTGGGTGATCAAGGGACTGCGCGAGGCCGCGCTCGCGGCGTGGATGAATATCCGCGTCAACGGCTTGCTCGGCGCCAGTTGGAACGGCATCAAGGCGGGGGCCGGTGGCCTGCTGGCGGTGCTGCGCGGCGGCTTCTCCGCCGTGCTCGGCGGTGCCGCCGGCGCCTTGCGTCTGTTCGGGCAGGCCATCGTGTTCGCGGGACGTGCCCTGCTGCTCAACCCCATCGGCTTGACTATCTCGGCGCTGGCCCTGGCCGGCATGGCCTTGCTCAAGTATTGGCAGCCGGTCAAGGCCTTTTTCGGCGGCTTCTGGCAAGGCTTCACCCAGGGGCTCGAACCGCTGGCCCCGGCCTTCGCGGCGCTGGGGAGCGCCTTGGCGCCGCTCAAGCCGCTCTGGGACGGTATCGCCGGAGCCATGTCGGCCGCGTGGCAGTGGGTCAGCCGGCTGTTCGCCCCGTTCCAGGCGACGGCCACCGAACTCCAGAATGCCACCAGCCGGGGCCAGGCCTTCGGCCTCTGGCTGGCCGGGCTGGTCAACTCCCTGACAGCCATCGCCGGCAAGATGTTCGGCTTCGGGGTCGACATTGTGAAAGGGCTGATCAACGGCATTCTCAGCATGAAGAATACCGTCCTCGGTGTTATCGGTGGTATTGGCAGCAGCATCACCGGCTTGTTCTCGAAGGATCAGGAGATCCACAGCCCGAGCCGCGTATGGGCCCAGTTGGGCAACTACACGATGCAGGGCCTCGAACAGGGCCTGCTGAAGGGGCAGGGCGGGCCGCTCGGCGCCATCGCCGATCTGAGTCGGCAGCTCACCCAGGCCGGCGCGCTCACCGTGGGCCTGGGCGCGGCCGGCGGTGCGCTGGCGATCGACAACCGCCCGCCGCTGGCCGCTGGCGGTGCGGCGCCCATCGTCGTCCAGGGCGACACCATCACGATCAACCTCCAGGTTGGTGCCGGCGGCAACCCGGCCGACCTGGCGCAACAGATCAACCGCATCCTCGACGAGCGCGAGCGGGCCAAGGCCGCCCGCGTGCGCTCCCGCCTGCACGATCAGGAGTGACCCAGCATGATGATGGCCCTCGGGCAATTCGTTTTTTCCCTGTCGACCCTGGCCTACCAAGAGTTCCAGCGCCAGACAGACTGGCGGCATGGCTCGACCAGCCGCATCGGCGTCCGCCCGGCGCGGCAGTTCTTGGGGCCGGGTGACGACAGCATCACCCTGCCGGGCGTGCTGCTGCCCGAGCTAACCGGCGGCATCCCCAGCCTCGACGAGGTGCGCGAGATGGCCGACACCGGCCGCGCTTGGGTCCTGGTCGAGGGTACCGGGCGGCTCTACGGGCTGTGGGTCATCGAGAGCCTGAGCGAGACGCGCAGCCTGTTTTTCAGCGACGGCACTGCCCGGCGCATCGAGTTCAGCCTGGTGCTCAAGCGCGTGGACGACGACCGGATCGACCTGCTCGGAACGCTGGTCAGCACGGCAGCCAATCAGCTCCTCGAGGAGCTGCTATGACCGACGCCTACCCGTACCCGATCTGCCGCGTGGTGGTGGACGGCCGCGACATCACCGCGGCCATCAGCCCGCGCCTGATCGCCATCAGCCTCACCGACAACCGCGGCCTCGAGGCGGACACTCTGGACATCCAGCTCAGCGACCACGACGGCCTGCTCGCCATCCCGCCGCGTGGCGCTACCGTGCGGCTCTGGCTGGGCTGGAGCGACAGCGGGCTGGTCGACAAGGGCTCATATACGGTGGACGAAACCGAGCACAGCGGCGCCCCGGACGTGCTGTCGATCCGCGCCCGCTCGGCCGATCTGCGCGAGGGGCTGAAGACCAAGCGGGAAAGGAGCTGGGACCAGAAGGCCCTGGGCGACGTCATCAAGGCCATCGCCACCAGCAACGGCCTCACAGCCGTCATCGCGCCGGGCCTCGCGCAGATCCCGCTGGCCCACCTGGACCAGGCCAACGAGAGCGACGCCAACCTGCTGGCCCGCCTGGGCGAGCAGCACGACGCCATCGCCACCGTGAAGGCCGGTCGGCTGCTATTCATGTCGGCGGGCAAGAGCGCCACCGCCAGCGGCCTGCCGCTACCGCACATCACCCTGACCCGCGCCGATGGCGACCAGCACCGCTTCCTGCAGGCCGACCGCGACAGCTACAGCGGCGTGCGCGCCTACTACTACGACGTCAACTCGGCCGAGAAGAAGGAGGCGATCGCCGGCGAAAAGGACAATCTCAAGGACCTGCGCCACGTCTACACCGACCAGACCAGCGCCCTGAACGCCGCCCGGGGCGAGTGGAGCCGCCTGCAGCGCGGCACGGCGACCCTCAGCTACACCCTGGCCAGGGGCCGGCCGGACCTGATCCCCGAGCTGACCTACAGCCTGAGCGGCATCAAGGATGAGATCGCCGCCATCACCTGGCTGGGCTCGCATGTGGCGCACAGCGTCACGGCCGACGCCTACACCACCAGCCTGGAACTGGAGTCCAAGCTGCCGGACGGCGATGAAGTGCTCGACCTGGCGGAGGAGGTCGGCGACTACACCGGCGTGCTCGCCTGGTACCGGGACGAGAAGACCGGCAAGCAGCACAGGGTCACGGCTGGCGACCAGACCCGACCCAGGCGGCTGACGCACCTCTACGCCAGCAAGAGCAGTGCGGAGCGGGCGGTGGAGAAGGAGTGGAAGAAGATGCAGGCGGCCCGGTCGGGCGTTTGAGGTTGCCGCTTCAGTAAAGTGCAATGGTTGCACCATGCAGCCATTGCACTCATACTGCGCCCATGCCAACGATCAAACGCCTACCGACCTGCACTATCACCCTCTACGCGGGGGACCACCTGCCGCCACACTTCCACGTACGCATGCAGGACGGTCGCGAAACCCTGGTGGAAATCGCCAGCCTGTCCGTGCTGTCCGGTCGCATCGCCCGCCGCGAACTGGCGGCAGCCCTGGCCTGGGCCGCCGAGAATCAAGCGCTGTTGAGCGCCAAATGGGAGGAACTGAATCCATGAGCAACCGCCATTTCACCCTGACCGGCGTCGAAGTCGTAGCGCCTTCCACCCTGCACCTGGACTACGCCGATGGCGCACGACTGACGGTCGACCTGGCCGACACCATCGCCCGTCATCCCACCTTGGCCCCTCTGGCCGATCCGGCGGTGTTCGCCACCGCGGCAGTCGGCGAATGGGGCGGCAGCGTGGTCTGGAACAACGATGACGCCCTGGAGCTGGCCGCCGACAACCTGCGCGCCCGCGCCGTGGAACAAGCCGGCGGCTACTCGCACGAGCTGATCTGGAATTGGATGGCCCGGCACAAGCTGAGCCTGGATGGCGCCGCCGAGGCCCTGGGGCTGAGCCGCCGCATGCTCGCCTACTACCGCAGCGGCGCCAAGCCGGTACCGCGTACCGTGGCCCTGGCCTTGCTGGGCTGGGAAGTCGAGCAGCACAGAGCCGCTTGACCTGAAGAAAACCCTGGCTCAGGGCCGGGGTCTGCCTTCAGTTATATCCTGGCCGGGGGCCGGCCGGACCTAATCCCCGAGCTGACCTACACCCTGACCGGCATCAAGGACGAGATCGCTGCCATCATTTGGCTGGGCGCCCATTTTGCCCACAGTTTCACGGCTGCGCCTACAACACCAGCCTAGAGCTGGAATCCAAACTGCCGGACGCGGCCGAGATCTTGGATTTGGCCGAGGAGACGACCGACTACTGCAGGCGAAGCAAGCATGAAGAGAGCGCCCAGGGTTCTTCTTTTATATATGGGTTTGGAGGCCCAGGCAGTGGGGGGGATGATAGCGTATACTCATACCATTAGGCAGGTTTGCCAGGATACAGATGTAACGATAAGGAATTTTGGATGGGTGGTATACCGAAGCCTGATCCTTCGATCGTCAGTGGTTTCAAAGTTTCGTTTGTAGAGGGAAATAGGAAATATTACTTCGATCCTGAAGAGCAGCTGTACTACTCATGGGATTCACTTCATGGAGAGTTTGAAGTATTTAATCGGCGTGGTTTTCACTTGGGCTCGGTCTGTCCTACTACCGGGATTACGCTAAAACCAGCCGTTCGCGGCCGTAGGATTAACCCGAACTGAGGTGCCATATGAGTTTTATTGAGCTTTGCCTAAAAGGCGACGTGCTAGAAGAAGAAATCGACCAGTTTGTCGAGGCTTGGCATGAAGGCCGCGACGGTGTGGATGTAGAGCTTCATGATTATTTGGGTATGAATTGGAGTGAGTACCAGCTGTGGGCTACGACGCCTTCCATTTTGCCTTTCATTTTGACTGCTCGTAAGAACAGGATTTCTTTGGAGCAGGAAATGGAACAGGATCGATACGCTATGGCAGCTAGAGCCCGCTCACCAGGCGAGGCTGCTCGAATTGATGCGTGGTTACGTGAAAAGGGAAAAATATAGTGACTCCTGAGGAAAAAATGGCCAACCGTGTTTTGGCTATTCGTGGCTTGAGGCCTCCCTTCGATTTGGAGTTGTTGGCGGCTCACTATGGTGAGTTGGAGTTTCTCGATATTCCATTTGGTGTCGATGGAATCACAGTTGGTATTGGTGGTAAAAGTAAGCCGAAAATATTGATCAATGACTCTATTTCTGTCACGCGTAAAAAATTTACTTTAGCACATGAGATTGGTCATATTGTTATCCCTTGGCATACTGGTACTATTGTTTCGCATATAGATTCAGGTGAAGTAAGCTCTGCATATCTGCAGATGGAGGCAGAAGCTAACAGATTTGCTGCAGAGCTACTTATGCCAACGAGCTGGCTCGTTGATATGTTTCAGAAATCTGAAACTGTGGAGGCGTATTTCAGGTCGGTACTTGATACAGTAGGGGCTTCGAAAGAGGCGACATTCTACAAGCTTTTCAAGCCATTGCCATCTCCTGTTGTCTGCGTTCATGTAGATCATGATTGGAACTTATTGAGCTGTCAGCGATCTTTTTCTGCGCCATACCGATCTTTGCAAAATGGCCCTATTACGCGAGAGGTTTTTGGAAATGATAACAAGTTTGAAACTTTTGTTATCGATGACAATATTTATCTGAGCTGGATATTTATTGGTCGAGAGATTCAAGAGGTTGACCAAAGGCCATGGCGTGAAGTGTATACCGAAATTCTCGGCAGTACAGGGATGGAGCATTCTCTACAGAGAATTAATGGGGTTCTGGCTGCTGCCTATAATAAGAGTAGAGGGAGTAGTGAGTCGGAAATATGTGGTGCTATTCTTCGTGCTTTTGCCAGTCATGATGATTTAGGGTCAGTCTTAAATCATCCACTCTTTGAACAATATGTAATCAAGCGAGTGAAAGACATGAAGCAGCGCTCTTAGGTATCAGCGAGAGATGCTGTCTACACCTTGACCGGCATCAAGGACAAGATCGCCGCCATCATCTGGTTGGGTGCCCATGTCGCCCACAGCTTCACGGCCGACGCCTACACCACCAGCCTGGAACTGGAGTCCAAGCTGCCGGACGGTGAGGAGGTCCTCGACTTGGCGGAGGAGGTCGGCGACTACACCGGCGTGCTGGCCTGGTACTGGGACGAGAAGACGGGCAAGGAGAGTAGGGTCACCGCTGACGACTAGACCCGGCCCAAGCGTCTGACGCCGCTTTACACGAGCAAGGCTGCGGCAGAGCACTCGGTGGAGCGGGAGTGGAAGAGGGTGCAAACGGTATAGATAGATCCTAATGCACCCTATACAAGCCATATATTCAGCGCATTGGCTCAGAAAATATTTCTGACTTCTCAACTGGCGCAGTAATTCCATATGTACTGCAAGCTGAGGCGACTATATCATAGAACCATTGCTCAGCCAGCGGAGAAATATATATTTTATTAATCAGTATATTTAAATCGCAGTTAACATTTACTCCTGGAGTGGGAGTTATTGCCTCAATCTCGTCTTCTGAGCGACCTCTGGTAACAACCCCGTTCGGAGTTATGTCTGGAATGAGATCTCCATCAATATTAAAGAAGCCTTTTTCAGACTTGATTTCTTTGTGGGTTACTGATGTATCGCAATACGCAAGTCTGAACTCTTTTTCATACTCGAAGCTCATTCTTTTATGGATGATTGGAGTGAAGGCGCTATTTTCATCAATAACAAATTTCTCGCTAGAATAATTCCCATAAATGACTTTGCCGCCATATATATCAAGTGAGCAGTTTTCTAAGGCGCCTTCTAAACGCTCCTCGCAGGAAACAATAGCAATGCCTTCATTTCGCTTCGAATAAATATCCCACATTGCTGCTGACTCATGGTCGTTCATGTGCCAGCAATTTATAAAATAAGCACGTCGCATTGCAAAGGCTTGCCGTATACGAAGTTCAGCAAGCTCTTTCATTCGATTAAGGCCGATAGAAAGGTCTGTTTCGCCGCGTTTTAGAAAGCCGGAGAGACGGCCTTTTAGCTCGCTGGGAACATCTTCCACTGCATTCCATGAGCGATGGAGAAAACGTGATGATGGTAAAGTTCCTTCAAAAGGGTCGCCTTGAGCCATTAACTCAAGATTGTAAAAGAACAACGATTTTGACTGTAACAATGAGAGGAATTTAGGCAGCCCCATATAGCGCCAAAGAAGTGATTGCTTACTAATAGGAGGATGAAAGACAGGATGTTTCCTAATGAGCGGCATACTTTTGATCCTAAAAATTTATCTCGCCTAGCAACTATGAAAGCGCTCTTAAACTCATGATCGTCGGCCAATGGCTATGAGGAGAAAACTAAAATAAATACACATCCATACGCAACTCTTCACTTGCTTGGCTAAGGGTCTTAGTTGCTCTGGCGCAATAAGGCAGGAGGCTTTCTAGTTTTGTTGAAGTAGTAGCTGTTTTTAAACTCGTCATGTAGGTCCATGTCGTCAATCTCTTTGGATCCGTTTGCCAATCAATACGTAGTTCATATCCACCCTCTGCAGCGCCAGATAGGGCATCAGTTGTGTGGTCAATGGCCGCTGACTACCTTGCTCGATGGCACGCCCTTTTTTAATGCCGATCCCCAGCAGGGTAGCGAATTCAGCTTGAGTGAATCCCAGGCGCTCCCGTTCTTCGGCAATGCGCTGGCCGTAGTGGCGTTGGTCTAGGGGAGAGGATTCAGAAGCAGGGGAATAGGAAGAGGTGGCCATGGACATCCATGTCTGCCCGATAAGTTCTCAATAGGAACAGATTATGCCGGCCTTTTGATGTCAGCAAAAGCCGCAGCTAGCTCCTCGAAGCGCTGCTCGAGGTCCCTCAGCCGTTTTTTTTCCGCAGCAGCGTCCTGTATCTCTCGCTGGGCGTCCTCGTCCAGGGCGCGGAACAGCTCAAGGATGGCTTGCTCGCGTGGGCTGATCTCAGAGGAAATAGAAGCCTGTTGCGTAGGTGTCGAAACCTCCTCTCCACGCTGCATAGGTCCGTCTCCCGTCAGAAGCCAGTCGATGGATATACCCAATTTAGTGCCTATTGCCACAAGCGACTTCGCATTCGGATCTCGCTCATCCAACAGATAATTCTGTAGCGTTCTGTAAGGAATCTCGCAGAGTTCAGCAGCATCCTTGATGCTTAGACCACGCAGATCAAGAACTGCACGCAGACGCTTGCTTGCACTCATTTTTGTGTGCCACCTATTGACATACTCGATTTGGTGTCTAGTATTGCACCTGCTTAGGTACATTTTATCCACATGGGTACAGTCAGGCCATGAACAAACGCCAGATCCATGCACGCCTGATCGAGCGTGGCAGCAACTTCCGTCAGTTCGCCCTGAGCCACGGCTATGAGCCGCGCACTGTTACCCAGGCGGTGGAACGCTGGGCCGAGAGCGAAAGTCTGCCGCGTGGCCGGCTGACCTTTCGCATCCTGCGCGAGCTTTCGCTGGAGATCGGGGGCGAGGTGATTCCCGGAATCCTTGGCGAGGCGGAAGACGATCGGCGGCCAGCCCCTTCGACAACGCCGCAACGGTAAGTGCCCATCGGGAACGAGAGAACCAGAAATTGAAACGCACGCTATTGGAAACGAGGCGGCAGGTGGCCAGCGCCATCGTCTGCGGCTACCCGGGTGGACGCGAATGCGCCGCTGCGCGGCTGGGCATGCCGCTGAAGAAGTTCGACAACCACTTGTACGAGAGCAAGGGCAGCCGTCCGCTCAGCGACGAGCAACTGCACCTGCTGGAAGCGGAAAGCGGCACCACCTATCTGCCGGACTACATGGCCGCCATGTACGGCGGCGTGTTCGTGCCGATCGCCGACCCGAGCGAGTTGGACAACCTGGACCTCTACAGCCGCTCGGTGAAGACCGCCGTCAAGCGTGGCCGGGTGGACCAGATCATCGCCGAGGCGCTGGAGGATGGGGTGATCGACGAGCGGGAGGTGGAAACCATCCTGGCCGCCCATCGCAAGCACATCGCTGCCCGGCATGCCGAGGTGCATGCGGTGATCGTTCTGCACAGCGAGGTTAGGCGATGACGCTACCACTGCCGCTTGGGCTTCACGTGCGCCCCTTTCAGCAACTTGATGGCGGTGATTTCCGCTTTGAAGTGTTCGAGGCGCACCAGCACGTCGTTGAGATCGATGTCGGTGTGGTCCCTCACGAAGTCCTCTTCGGTTTCGCCGTAGGCCTTAGCGAAGAACGCATCGGGCTCTCGCCCCTGCAGCGCTTCCCGCAACCCCAAGTAGAAGGTTTCCAGCTCGTTCAGGCGCTTGCCAATGAGCCCTTTTCGGTAAATCGCCATTCATCACGCTCCGAGGTATTCCATGTCGGTTGATAAGCACGCCCAGCCCCATGAAGACAGGCACTTACAGGCTTTCCAGCATGTGCTGAACCTGAAGCATGACCTGATCGATCTCAAACATGCCGTGAAGCGGGCGCGCAAGAGCCAAGACTACAGCTCCCTTGCGGCCCTGTTCGAGAGGGCCGAGCACTCAGCCAGGGCCGGCCGTTTGTTTGTTAAAACCACTGCGGCGGGGGAATGACCATGACGCAGCAACTCATTCCCGTCTTCAACGGCGAACTTGACGGCCGCAATCAGCAACTGTGTGATGCCCAAGAGCTGCATGCATTCCTCGAAGTGCAAACTCGCTTTAACGACTGGATCGGTCGCCGAATCGAGCAATATGGCTTTATAGAAGGCGAAGACTTTTACTCAGTCTTGAGTAAAAGTGCTGGCGGTAGGCCTTCTCAGGACTACCACCTCACTCTCGACATGGCCAAGGAACTGGCCATGGTCGAGAACAACGAGAAGGGCCGGCAGATCCGCCGCTACTTCATCGCCATGGAGCGCGAGGCGCGCGAGAGCCGGGGGGCGACTTACCTCAGCGTCGGCCAGCAGCTCGCCATCCACCGGCAGGTGCCCAGGCTGCTCGCGCTGCTCAAGGCGGAAACTTCCCCGGCCATCCGCCAGACCCTCTATGCACAGCTCTGCCAGCACTGCCATCTACTGGCCATTCCAGCGCCTTCGCTCGAAAGCGTGGGGCGCAGCAAGCCTGAAAACGGTGACCTGTTCCCGGCGCAGGGCTGAAAGGACTGACATGCGCAAGCCGAACGCAAATGGCCGCATCCCGAATTCGGGAGGTGGGTACATCAAGGAGTGCCCCGTGTGCGGGTCTCCGGTGAAGATCCGTAACTCGGCCCGCATCACGCTGGTTACAACTGAGTACGTGGGCTCATGCCAGGCCGCTGGCTGCGGAGCCCAGATAAAGGGCTTCTTTACCTGGGTCGCGTTTGTCAGTCCGTCAGGGCTTCCAAAACACGGGCTCGACCTGCCAGTCGTGCCGGAGGAAGAACGCCTGCGCCTGTGGCGCCATCACGTCAAGGGCTGCGAGAGCAGACAGATCGACCTGGTCGACCAATTGGAGAGTGAAGAGCAATGAACAGTACAGCCTTTCTCCCCCGGGATTACCGGGAACGCATGCAGGCCTGCGCGCTGGCGTTCCTGCGCCAGCATCAGGCCGAACACCTGGGCGACGACCAGATCCTGTACGAGCGCACCTGCGATCACCTGGTGAATCGCCTGGATGTTCCGCTGTTCATGGCCAGCCGCATCGTGCACCTGGCCATGACCCAGCTCGCCGAGCGGCCGGGGCGGATCATCGTCGCCCGGGTGGGCAGCCATGCCGAGCGAGCTTGTCTGGCGTACTCGCTCACCGGCGAAAGCGCTTTCGTTCCGCAGCGGCGGTTGCCGCGGCGCCTGCAGTTCCAGCCGGACGCCGCGCCGCGCTGATACCCACCTGACCCCTGATGAATCCCCAGCCCCTCGATCAGCGGGGCGGGAAACGTGCGCCCGAAATTTGGAAGAGATCCATGGAAAACGCCGTTGTCATTCGGTTGTCGCTGGAGCCGAAACAGGCCGAGGCCCTGTTGTTGCACCTGCGCGAGCAGTTCCGTCAGGGCCTGCAGGCGCGCTGGTACGCCGACCGTTACCGGCTGGTGCCCGATGCGGCCAGAAGCGGCGCCATCCTTCACGACTGCCCGTGCCTCGCCGCGCAGAAGAAAGCCCTTGGCGCCCTCCGGGCTGCCCTCGATCAGGCGCAGTAGGGCCGACCATGAATCACGATTTGCATCACCAAGTACTCCAGCGGCTGATGGCCGAGTATGGCCTCAAGCCCGTCTCCGGAGATCGAAAGTGGATGCGCGGCGGAACCTGTCCAGCCTGTGGCAAGCGGGAGCTGTACACCCACGCGGAACACCCGTGGGTGCTGCGTTGCGGCCGGCAGAGCCGGTGCGGCGCCGAGTATCACATCAAGGACCTGTTCGACGATCTGTTCGATGACTGGAGCAAGCGCGCGCCGGCCAGCGAGCAGCAGCCGACGGCCAGCGCCAGGGCCTACCTGGAGTTCGCCCGCGGCTTTCGCCTGGAGCTGATCGAGGGTTGGTTCAGCCAGGAGCACTACTGGAGCCGCGAGGCCAACGCCGGCAGCGCCACGGTGCGCTTCGACATGGGCGACGGCGGCTACTGGGAGCGGCTGATCGACCAGCCGCACCGCTTCGGCAAGCAGAAGGCGCGCTTCAAGCCCGGCTACAGCTATCGCGGCCGCTGGTGGTGCCCGCCGTGCGTCGACCTGCAGGAGGTCGGCGAGCTGTGGTTGGTGGAGGGCATCTTCGATGCCATCGCCCTGCTGCACCACGGCATCGCCGCCGTGTCGGTGATGAGCTGCAACGGCTACCCGGAGGAGCGGCTGCGCGAGCTGAAAGCGCAGCGGGAGGCCGCCGGCGACAAGCTGCCGACGCTGGTCTGGGCCCTGGACAACGATCCGGCTGCCCGCACCTACACCCGCAAGCACGCCCGCAAGGCCCGCGAGCTGGGCTTCCGTTGCGAGGCCGCGCAGATCCCCCAACGCGACGGCAGGAAGACCGACTGGAACGACTTGCATCAGCGCTGGATGTTCGAGAAGGACGAGGAGGCGCGCACCGAGCGGCGCGAAAGGGACATCAAGGCGGCCCGCCACCAGGGGGCTCTGCTGCTGGCCGAGAGCGCGGAGGAGAAGGGCGTGTTGATGTACGAGTGGACGCCGCGCCAGGAGTTTCATTTCGGGTTCGAGAACCGCCTGTACTGGTTCAAGATGGACCTGGAGAAATTCCACAAGGCCATGCAGGCGCTGGAGGAGTCGGAGCGGCACGAGGATAGGCTGCTCAACGACCGGCAGCGCCGCGACAAGGCGCTGCGCCAGTGCGGCGCGGTGGTGGAAATCGCCAACTGCTACCCGGAGTTCCTCTACTACCAGCGCAACGAGGTCACCGACGAGGCCTGGTATTACGCACGCATCGACTTTCCGCATGACGGCGGTTCGGTGAAGAACACTTTCACCGGCGGCCAAGTCTCGGCGGCCAGCGAGTTCAAGAAGCGCCTGATCCACATGGCCCCGGGCGCCGTGTTCACCGGCAGCGGTCAGCAGTTGGACCGGATCATGAAGGACCAACTGTTCAATATCAAAACCGTCCAGACCATCGATTTCGTGGGCTATTCGAAGGAGTACCAAGCCTATGTGTTCGGCGACATCGCCGTGCGAGATGGCGTTGTCAGCGAGGTCAACGACGAGGATTTTTTCGAGTTCGGCAAGCTGCGGCTGAAGACGCTGCAGAAGTCGATACGCATCAGTATCCAGCGCGATGCCAAGGCATACCGGGAGGACTGGATGCCTCTGCTATGGCTCTGTTTTCGCCACAGAGGCGTCGTTGCCATGGCGTTCTGGCTCGGCTCGTTGTTCGCCGAGCAGATCCGCACTCAGCACAGTTCGTTCCCTTTTCTGGAGCTGACCGGCAAACCCGGGGCGGGGAAATCGACCCTGTTGAGGTTCCTCTGGAAGCTGCTCGGCCGTGATTATGAAGGGTTCGATGCACAGAAATCGACCAAGGCCGGCCGCCAGCGACACATGGGGCAAGTCTCCAACATGCCGATTGTGTTCAAGGAGTCCGATCGCAACGAGCCGGACAAGGCCCATGCCAAGACGTTCGACTGGGACGAGCTGAAGGAGTTTTTCGACGGCGGCACCCTGGGCACCAAAGGCGTGAAAACGGCCGGCAACGAAACCTATGAGCCGCCGTTTCGTGGAACTATCGCGATCAGCCAGAACGCCGATGTCAATGCCTCCGAGGCGATCCTCACCCGGATCTGCAAAATCTGGTTTCCCGAATTGGTCGCGACCGACGAGAGCCGCGAGGCGGCGGACAAGCTCAACCTGATGCGGGTCGGCGAACTGAGCCACTTCATGCTCAAGGCCATGCGCGTGGAGACACAGGTGCTGGCCACATTCGCCCAGCGTGTGGTGGTACACGAGGCGAGCCTAAGGCGCATGAAAGAGTTGCGCAACGAGCGGATCGCCAAAAATCACAGCCAGATGATGGCCCTGGTCGACTGCCTGCGCCTGGTCTGCCCGTTGACCGACGAGATGCTGCATGTCACCCAGCAGCAACTGATGACCATGGCCCTGGAGCGGCAGGCCGCAATCAATTCGGATCACCCGCTGGTGGCCGAGTTCTGGGAAGTCTACGAGTACCTGGAGTCGACCGGGGAGAGCCCGCAGGTCAACCACTCCGCCGATCCCAAGTTGATCGCCATCAACCTCAACCAGTTCGCCGAGAAGGCCAGCGAGCACCGCCAGAACCTCGCCGACCTCAAGACGTTGCGCCCGCTGCTGAAGGACTGCCGCAGCCACAAGCTGCTGCATGAGAACAAGGCCGTCTACAGCGCTATCCGCGCCGCCCAGGCCGCGAAGAATTCGATGTTCGACAAACCCACCACGCTGAAGTGCTGGGTGTTCAAAGCGTGAAAACCGGAAGGAGAAAGACCATGCAAGAAACCAGGCAAGACCTTGTTGAACAGGCAGAAGCCAAGCCGCGCCCGCTGCTGGAATTCCGCCGGGCGCTGTGTCGCCTTGAGGAAGAGCACCAGGACTTGATCCGTGAGCAGAAGAAGTTCACTGAGCTGAAAAACCGCCTGGGGGAGGCCTACCGCTCTGCGGTTTCAGCGGCCGAAAACATCGGCGAGCGGTTGCCGAAACGGTTCCGGCTCGGAGACCTGGACGTGCACTTCAACCAGGACGGGAATGTGACGCTGGAACACAAGCCGGCGGCTGAAACCTGGGATCTGCTCACCCTGGCGAAGAAGGCCGGCGAGCAGGAATGAAAGGCGGCGCCGAGGAGCTGCTACTCCTCGGCGCCAACCACTACGAAGGAGAAGACCATGCAAGACCATCAACAATCGAGTGGCGCGGCAGAGGCTAGCGCATCGGGTTCCATCAAGCGATATGTCGTGGAGGATAAATGGGGTGGGGACTACTCGGTCACCCTCGAGGTAGACCACGGCATCCTGACCGAGGAGCGCGCCCAGCAGATCAATGGGTTCTGGAGTGGGGATGACTACAGGCTGGACGAGGAGAGCGGGGATGTCGTGATGGCCGTCATCCGTCTGGCCGGCGCCACGCTGATTCGCGTGATGTTCGAACAGGGTGGGGCTTTTTTCGGTGAAAAGGACACCGGCACGCAACTCGCCTGGACTGACGACCTGCACGAGGAAGAGGGCTGGGGCGGCACCGACGAGACGATCTTCGGGTGGTGCGGAATTCGTTGTGTCGGTGCGGATGTCGAGGTGCCCGGGTTCGACAACGTCGAGCTGAAGGAGGTGGCCACCAGCGAGAGAGGGCTGCCATGACTACGGTCGAGCGGCTGGTGGAGGAAATGCGCCGGCAGTGGGGGAGGCGGCGGGAGTGGATGGAGCAGGAGCCGGCCGGATGAACGGTAAACGGCCTACGATATCCATCCTCACACCGGGCCATCGGCGCCTGATTCGTCTGCTTGCCGCCCAGGCGGCAGCGGACTGGCTGGCCCGGCAATCCAATCCAATCACTGAGCAACTTGATGCGAGTAGCGATTTACGCACGTTACAGCAGCGACAAACAGGCGGAGACCTCGATCGCTGACCAGGTTGCCATCTGCCAGGCCCGCGCTTTGCGCGAGGGCTGGCAGGTGGTGTTTTCTCATTCCGACAATGCCGTTTCAGGCAGCACCGCCGTGGGTTCGCGCCCCGGCGGTGCTGCGCTTCTGGCCGATGCCCTGGCCGGGCGTTTCGATGTCCTGCTGCTGGAGGGGCTGGATCGGCTGTCTCGCGACCAGGTCGAGCAGGAGCGTATCGTGCGCCGGCTCGAGCATCGCGACATCCGTATCGTCGGCTTGGCCGACGGTTACGACTCTCAGCACGCTGGGCGCAAGGTCATGCGCGGGGTGCGCGGGCTGATCAACGAGTTGTACCTGGACGATTTACGCCACAAGACCCAGCGCGGCATGCACGGGCAGGTCGACCGCGGCTATATCGCCGGCGGCAAATGCTACGGCTATCGCATCATGCGGGAGGAGGGCGGCAGCAGGTACGAGATCGACGAGGCCCAAGCTCACTGGGTGCGCTGGATCTTCGAGCAGGCGGCAAGCGGGCGGGCGTTCAGGGGAATCGTCTACGAACTCAACGAGCGGGCGGTGCCGTCACCCAGGGACAGCAGTTGGACGTTATCGGCTATCTACGGTAGCCCGGTGAAGGGCTCCGGCCTGCTGAACAATTGTCTGTACGTCGGGCGTTACATCTGGAATCGGTCGCAGTGGCTGAAAGACCCGGATACCGGGCGCAGGCAGCGGGTCGATCGCCCTCGCAGCGAGTGGCGAGAGACGGCTGTACCCGAGCTGCGCATCGTGCCGGACGAGCTGTGGCTGCGCGTACGCGATCGGATCGACGAGGGGCGCGACGAGTTCGGCCGAAAACGGTCACAGCGCCCTCCTGGCACGTTGCTGGGTGGGTTGATGCGCTGCCCATACTGCGGCGGGCCGATGATCGCGTTGAATCAGTTGTATTACGGCTGCAACGTCGGCCACGACCGGGGGCCGACCGTGTGTCGCGGGTTTCGCATTCGGCGGGATCTGGCCGAGCGTCGCCTGGTGACGGCTGTCCGCGAGGATTTGCTGTCGTCGGCGGCGGCCGAGGAGTTCGAGCGGGCATTCCTGGAGCAGGTTGCGATGCTGGCCGGCCAGGACTCGGCGATGACGGCGATGCAGCGGCGCGTCGACGAGCTGGCGGCCGAGGTTGGCCGGCTGGTGGAGGCGATCGCTGTCGTGGGGGTGTCGTCGGCATTGGCTGCCAGGCTGCAGGCCGCTGAACGGGAGCAGGCCGGGCTGATGCGGGAGATCGAGCTGATGAGCAAGGCAAACGCCGACAGCCCGGACATTCGGGGGGTGTTCCGCCGCCTGCTTATCAACCTGGGCGACGCGCTGCGGCGTGACGCCGTTCAGGGCCGTGCGGCACTTGCCGAGATCATCGAGCGCGTGGATATCGAGCTGCGCGGCGATGAAGTCTGGGGCCACATAGCAACTGGCCCCGCACTGCAGATTGCAGTCGGGGCCAGTTGCTATAACGATGGTTGCGGGGGCTGGATTTGAACCAACGACCTTCGGGTTATGAGCCCGACGAGCTACCAGACTGCTCCACCCCGCGTCTGTGTGGTCGGCATTCTATAGCTAAACAATCCTCTGTCAAGCCATATCTCCTAAAAAAATGGTTTTGCTTCAATTGCTTAGTGTGTGAAGCGAACGGCGGCCGCTAGATGCCTTCGGTTCGCGTGTATTCCTCGGTCGCCCGGGCCACTTGCTCGCGCCAGTCCTCGGCTTCCTCGCTGAGCATGGCCATGGCTTGGCACATGGCCATGAAAGCTTCCCGATAGAGTGTGGGGTCATTGAGCGTCGCGGCCTGGTCGGCATGTCGCCAGGCTTGTTCGAGCAGGCTGTCGAAGGCACGCTTGTCGAAGGTCATGATGACTACTCCGGAGAACTTCCATTGGAGATTAGATCAGTGGCACTCGCCTGAAGTTATATTTCATGCTATCCACGCCGGGCTTTACTCCAATCAGGGCAGTATGGAGAGGTACTTAATTGGGACTTTTTCATTGGCGGATGACTGGGCGTCAGGTTGCCCGATTCGGGGGATTCAATGCAGTCAAGAGTGAAGATGGCGCTGGTGGCGCTGCTGTTTTCGGTCGGCGCCTCGGCCGAAGGTGACATCAAGTTGCGCAACATGCAGTTGATTACCATGAGTCACAAGACCTATCTCCAGGGCACCGGAGTGAACGTCTCGGGATTCGATCTGGAAAACGTGGCCATCGATCTTGAGATCCTCAAGGCCGGTCGGGTGGTCGGCAGCAGCGTCGTCGAGATACGAGCGATCGGCGCCGACGAGGCCTGGCGGATCTGGCAGCCCGTCGATATCAACGGCCCCGACGGCTTCCGTGTCCGTGGCATCCGTTCGGAGCGTGCCTCCAACAAGGACGTGGCGGCGCACTGA